CGGCAGACATTGGGGATTTCTCAGAGAAGGTTCTCGGCGTTGCTTTACAGCCTTGGCAGCTTCGAGTACTTGCCGGGCAAACCGAAATAAAACCCAACGGCGACTTTGTTAACCGTGTTTCGCTGGTGAGCGTTGCGCGACAGAACGGCAAGACAACTGCCATGGCCGCACTTATCGGCTGGTGGCTCTGCACCCAAGGCGGCAACCGTGGCAAACCCCAAACGGTCATAACTTGCAGTCATCAACTCGACTTGTCTACTGCGCTATTCAAATACCTTGCACCCATTCTTGGTGCCAAGTTCAATGCCAAGATTTCGTGGTCGTACGGCCGCATGAACCTTGAGATGCCAGACGGCAGCACATGGTTAGTTCGCGCAGCTACCCCACAAGCCGGCCACGGTTACAGCGCCGACCTTATTTGTGTTGACGAAGTGTGGTCAGTTTCCGAGGCCGCCATTGACGAAGGCTTGCTACCGTCCCAGCGCGCAAGAAAAAACCCGCTTATGTCTATGTGGTCAACTGCCGGCACACCCGAGTCAAAAGCCATGTTGCGTTGGCGCGAGCAAGGCATACGCGCTATTGACGCTGGCGACCACGGCCCGCTCTACTTCGCTGAGTTTTCCCCGCCTAGCAACATAGACCCGATGACGCCCGAGGCTTGGAAGTACGCAAACCCCGCGCTTGGTTACACGCTCGACATGTCAGTAATTGAGGCTGAAGCCAAGGCCCCAAACCGCAACGCGTTTTTACGTGGCTCTGTCAACACTTGGACTAGCTCACACTCAGGCTGGTTAGAAAACGGCCTATGGGAAGCCTGCTTATTTACTGGCGAAGTCCCAGCCGGCGGCGTGCTTGCTATCGAGCAGTCAATAGACGAGGCACGTTATGTGGGTGTGCGTGCTGTGCGCGTAGAAAACAAAACCGTAATAACCACCGCATTTGACGTAGACAACATGGCAGAAATGTGGGCATGCGTCGAGCGCGAAGTAGAACGCAACCCGCAGCTGCGTATCGCAATAACACCAGTACTAGAAACCCATTGCCCGCCAAAGCATGAGCGCCGACGCACCATTGTCGGATATCGTGAGCTACTCAAATGGACGCTGGCCGTCCGGTCACTAATCGTGGAAAACCGCATCGGGCAAACTGGCGAGAAACTACTTGCTGAACATGTCGAGCGCGCCGTCATGATTAAACACCAAGGCAGTGTGGCGCTCAGCTCTACCCGCTCACCTGGTCCCATTGAGTTAGCGCGCTGCATGGTGTGGGCAGCCGCTTTAGAGTCACGCCCAAGTTCTGCCGGCAAGCCTTTACTCGTAGTGTCTAGGTAGTACACTCATGGTCGGACGGCCTCGCATTTCGTCGGGATTTGCGAGGTTATCCACAACTCACGTTCTAAAGAATGGCACAATATCCACATGGCTATATTTGGCAAAAACAAAACTGCTGCAATGGGCGCGAGTGTTGACCCAGAGATTAAAGCGGCCGTAGGTTTTGCTAATACGCCTGGCATTTCTAATAATCCCGTCAATAACTTTTTTAACTACATTGAGGGCGAGCGCCGAGGCGCGGCAATGCAATTGGCTACCGTTTCCCGCGCTCGAGATTTGTTGGCTTCAGTTATCAGCTGTATGCCGTTGAAAATGTACGGCGAAATGTGGGACGAAACCGAAGGCGAAATGGAAGAGATTCCATTAGCGCCGCGGTCATGGTTACGCCAGCCCGACCCAAGCGTTACCTACAACTTCCTCATGGCTTGGACGCTCGATGACCTTTTGTTCTACGGTCGCGCTTACTGGTACATATCTGAGCGCACCGCCGATGGTTTCCCCAGCAAGTTTAAGCGCCTACCTGTTGGCAGCATCACCCTTGGCGACACCGTAAGCACCGTACCGTTCGGACCATCAGCAGATATCTATTTCGCTGGTAATCCGATGGACGCCAACGACATAGTGCAATTTCTTTCACCAATTCAAGGCATCGTTTATTCGAGCCAGCAAACCATTGCCACAGCACTAAAAATTGAGGACTCGCGCTACACCTACGCTCGCTCAAGTATCCCGTCCGGCGTACTGAAACAAACTGGCGGCGAACCACTGAGCGCGCAAGAGTTAGCAGACCTCGCGGCCGCATTTAACCAAGCCCGCTTAACTAATCAGACCGCCGCGCTCAACGAGTACCTATCTTACGAGCCCTCAACGGCGACCCCAGATAAAATGCTGATGATTGAAAGCGCACAGTACAGCGCACTCGACTTGGCGCGCCTGTGTGGCGTACCGCCATATCTTGTGGGCGTTTCTACTGGCGCTTACGCATACACAAGCTCTGAGCAGTCGCGCGCCGACCTTTACATATTTGGCGTGAAACCTTACGCGGATTGCATCGCCAGCACACTGAGCATGAATAATGTTCTACCTCGTGGAACTTATGTGAAGTTTGACGCAGAGTCCTATTTAGGCGAAAACTACGTAGCCGACGCAATGCCCGAAAACCAGCCACAAGAAAACACACAAGAGGAAATGGCATCATGATTAGATTAACTACCAGCACTTTTAGTGTTGACGCAGCAGCCGCAGACGGCACACCAAAACGCACCATTACCGGCATTGCCCTGCCATACAACACCACCGCGACAGTCTCTGGCGGCCAAGAGGTTTCATTTTTGCCAGGCTCATTACCAGTTGAGGGCAAGGCCCCAAAGCTCTACATGTCGCACGACTCGACCCAAGCCATCGGCCTCGTAACTGAGCGCACCGCAGACGACACCGCCATGTACTTCACCGCCAAAGTATCCACCACAGCCCTTGGCGACGAAGCCCTAGTGCTCGCAGCTGACGGCGTGCTCGACTCTGTAAGCGTTGGCGTAAACCCCACAGACTTCAAGTTTGACGAAGACGGCGTAATGATTATCGCCGCCGCCGATTGGCTAGAGTTGTCACTAGTCCCCCAGCCCGCATTTGCCGGTGCCACCATCACAGATGTGGCAGCAAGTATCCACCAAGAACCCGAAACAACCGATATAGACTTATCCACAGACGAACCTTTAGTAGAGGAAGTAACCGAAATGTCCGAACCAGTAGCACCAGAAGTTATCGAAGCATCAGCACCAGTTTTTGCTACCGCTAAGCGCGAACCACGCCTGCCATCGGCTGGCGAGTTTGTTGCAGCAATGCACAAAGGCGGCGAAGTAGCCGCAGCTGCACAGCGCATTTTCGCTGACTACCGCGCATACCACAAGTCGCCTATCGAGGCCGCAGCAGGCGATAACGTCCTCAGTAACGACGCTGGCCTGGTCCCGGTTCCTATCTTGGGACCTGTTTTTGCGGATATCAACTACATTGCTCCAGTGTTGTCAGCACTTGGCACTCGCGCAATGCCAAACAGTGGCGCAGGCGCTACATTCATTCGCCCAACATGGACGACCCACCCAACCGTGGCAGAACAGACAACTGAACTCACCGCAGTATCAGCAACCACCGCAGTCATTGCCGCAAATACGGTCACTAAAAAAACTTTCGCTGGTAGTGCCCAGTTGTCCTACCAAGTATTGGACTTTACAGACCCTGCCGCAATGCAAATTATTGTGCAAGACCTTGCAGGCCAGTACCTCACCGCCATTGACAATTTCGCAGCAGACAACTTGCTTGCAGCTGCAACCTCAGCCGGCGTTTGGGACCTTTCAGTAACTGACCTTATGAAGTCAATTTACGATGCAGCAGTAGTTACCAGCGCAGCAACAAACTACTTGCCTACCCACATTTTCGTGGACCCAGCAACATGGGCTCTCATGGGACAACTTGTCGACACGACTAACCGCCCAATTTTCCCAAGCATTGGTGCACCTGGCTTGAACGGCCAGAACAGCCTTGGCGCTGGGCAGGCAACTTCATGGTCGGGTATGAACCCACTCGGCTTGCAGATTGTCGTAGACAACAAGTTTGCAGCCAAGACAATGGTTATTATGAACCAGAACGCATTTGAGATTTACCGCCAAGACCGCGGCATGCTCACCGTTGAAGTTCCTAACACATTGGGCCGCCAAATGAGCGTGTTTGGTTATGCAGCAACATTTGCCGCTAACGCCAACATGATTCAGAAAATTACTCAGGCTTAACCCGAAAGGCGGGGCACCGCCATGGCGGTTTACTCAGTAACCCACAAGTCGTTACTCGACAACTACGCAGTATTACAACTGCTCACCAGCAACGAAATTGCTGTAGGTCAAAGCATCACAGTGGCGGCCGTTGACGCAACATTCAACGGCACGTACACCGTGTACGCGTTGCCAGAGTATTTGTATATCGGCACTGACGCTGAGGGCGATTTGGTTTATGACTACAACGTAGCCATAGAAAACCAAGTGCTTTACGCACGCTCTGGTAGTGATTTAACGCGCACAGCTGCGACCGGCACAGTCACATACACCCAAACGTGTACATGGATTACCGCTGCGAACATCGAGGACTGGTTAGGCATTGGCACAGCTACGGCAGCCGATGCAACTTTCTTGACTCAGTGCGCATCAGCTGCAAACGCATTCTGCTACCGCCGCCGGCAAGAGGCTGGTTATATTGACTCGCTGACTACCAGCCCTAGTGGTGACGTAACGCTCGGCACTATCCAATACGGCGGCATGCTTTACCGCCAACGCGGCTCTATTGACTCGTTCGCCAGTTTTGGCGATGGTGGCGCAGTATCCGTTACGGGCCTGTCAGGCGTGATTAAACAACTGCTTGGCATTGACAGACCGCAAGTGGCATAGCGCATGCCTACGGCGTTCACAGACCTGTTTAACGAGGCTTTAGACGACCTCACCACCAAACTTGGCACCATCACGGGCCTGCAAGTGGTCAACGACCCACGCAACCTTGTACCGCCATGCGCGTTTATTGACGCGCCAACATTCGAGGCGTTTAACTACAACATTGTAAAAATGATATTCCCAGTACGCGTCATCACCCTCGGGCCAAACAACCTCGACGCGCAACGCTCGTTACTAAACCTCGCCAGCATGGTGCTTGGCGCTAATGTTGGTTTAACGGACGGACGGCCAACTATCGCCATGATAGGCGGCGCGGACTATCCGGCATACGATTTGACGATTACAATGCAAGCACAGACAGCGTGAAAGGCTAACTATGTTTAAGATTTCAAGCGAACGTTTAGGCAAAATTGGCGATTTTTTTGACGCTGCCGCAGCTGAAAAAGATGGCGTTAACGTGTTAGCGCTTATCGCTGGCGGTTTCCTTGCCGAAACGTCCACCAAAACCGACTCAAAACCTGCTAAAACAGAACAAGAACCAAGCGAGGACTAAACACCATGGCAACTAGCACCTATCTCTCAAACCCAGTCGTAACCATTAACGCGGTAGACATGACCGACCAAGTATCAAGCGCAGTTTTTACTCGCGTCATCGAAGCTTTAGAGTCCACTGCTTTTGGTTCCACTTCACGCGTTTACACCAGCGGTCTTGCAAACAACTCATTGACCGTAACTATGTACAACTCTTACGCAGCTAGCGAAACCTACGCCACACTCAAAGACCTTGTAGGTACGCAAGTGACCGTCAAAGTAAAGCCAAGCACCGGCAGCACTTCAGCAACAAACCCAGAACATACCCTCACTGGTGCATATCTTGAAACGTTGCCTTTAGTCAATGGCCAGCTTGGCGCGCTCGATGCAATCGACCTCACGTTTACTGGTGGCGTTTACAGCGTCGTCACCGCATAATCAAACCTAAACCCGAAAGGTAGCCCGACATGCAATTACGGCTCAAAGTTCAACGCCAAAACGAAAACGCCTACGAGGTTGTCACTAGCCTTGCGGTCATTGTCGCATGGGAAAGGCGCTTTAAGCGTCGCGCCAGTGACCTAGGCGCAGGCGTAGGCATGGAAGATTTAGCGTTTATGGCATGGGACGCCAGCCAGCGCGCAAACATTGTCGTACCCGCCACACTCGATGCATTCATCAACACCATTGAGCTACTAGAAGTCGTAGACAGCGAGCCACAAAGTTTTACCGAGCCGGCACCGTCCGGCGACAACTAGCAGAACTGCTATTGCACACGGGCTGGTGGCCCCCGAGTGTAGACTTTGAGTTACCAGACCTCGCCACCGTCATAGACATACTCGAAAGGCAGCGCAAACAAAATGCCCACTAGCGCTAGTTATCAGGTCTATGGCATTCAAGAAGCACTAGCCGAAATAAACAAAGTAGACCGTCTGCTACGCCGGCAGATAACTAAAGACATTCAGGCTGGTGCGGGTACTCGACTCGTTAACGCTGCACGTTCGTTTATCCCCACTAAAGACCCGTTATCGGGTATGGGGCGTGGCAATATTATTAAGGGCCGCGACGGCACTGGCTGGTCACGCACCCGTGTTGTTGCTGGCATTCGTACCGTGGTAGGCAAACGTAGTCAGCGTGCGCGTACTGTGATGTTCTCTAACGGCCGTACAGCCGACTTTAAGGCAACGCAATACCAACTGCTTGTGCTACAGCAACGGGACGCTGCGGGCGCTATCTGGGACCATGCAGGCATTCGACCAGACAGCAGTGGCCAATTCGTGACAAACCTTTTAGCTGAAGGCGAACATGTCGGGCCAGCAGCTGCACCACGCGCCTTGCAACCAGCCGCCGAAAGTGTGCTACCAGCGGTAGAAGCTGAGGTAGAAAAGATAGTCGAGCGAGTAATGTCTATTGTGAACCGCAACCTAGTAACGACAAGAGCACGCTAATGGCTATCAACATTCCGATTATTTCAAGCCTAAACACTAAGGGTTTTGACGCTGCCAAAAAAGAGTTTGCCAGCCTGCAAGGTTTTGGCGCAAAGTCTGGTTTCCTACTACAAAAAGCCATGGTGCCCGCTGCCGGTGCCGTCACCGCACTTGCTGGCGGACTCGCTATCGCCGCTAAAGCCGCTATCGCCGATGAGCAGAGCACCAAACTTCTAGAAACACAACTGCGCGCAACGCTCGGGCCTAACCAGGCGCTTGCCGATAGTGTCGCCAATTTCGTTGACCAAACACAGTTAGCAACTGGCGTAGCCGATGATGAGTTACGGCCAGCGCTTGCCGGCTTGGTGCGTTTCACTGGCGATGCCACTAAGGCACAAGAGTTACTCACCCTTAGTATTGACGCGTCTAAAGCAACTGGTAAAGATTTGGTGGCCGTGAGCACCGCTATTGGCAAGGCTTACGACGGCAACTTTACGGCGCTAAAGAAACTTGGCGTACCGCTCGATGAGAACATCATTAAAACTAAAGATTTTAAGGCTGCACAAGAAGCGCTAACAGCGCAGTTTGGTGGCGCGGCAGCTGCAAACGCCAACACATACGCAGGCCGTTTACAGATACTCAAAATACGTTTTGACGAAATGGTAGAAGCCATCGGCTATCGTGTACTGCCGTACCTTGGCAAACTTCTTGACTACGTAGACCGCCTAATCAAGATTATGGACGAGCGCGGTCTAGGTGGCGTCATCAGCGAAGTAGGCAGCAGGTTGCGCCGTTTCGTTGACCCCGCGCAAGCAGTACTCGACGTATTACAAAAGAACGTCAAACAAACCGACGGTTTTGCTAACAAACTAAAACAGACAGGCGTAAACGTCGCCAACTTTGGCTCGAGCATCATTAATTTGGGTGCCGCTATCACCGGCTCAAGTTTCCGTTTAGGCAAACTGCAAACCGAACTAGACAAAACAAACGAAGGTTTAGCGCTCGCTTACACAAACACAAAAGCGTGGTCGGACACCCTGCTGCAACTTGACCAAGACCAGAAACGCGCCAACTATCAAAAAGCCGTAGACATTGAGCAACAACGCCTAGCCAATGCCGAAATGGCAAAAAGCACCGCTAGCACTAAAAAGGCGTCAGACGCCGCTAAACGCGCCGCAGAGGCGACAAGTAAGCACGCTGAGGCAGTACGCCAACTTAAAGACGCATACGACAATGCGGTACAGGCAGTCAAAGACAAGTTTGCCCCAGCGCTCATGCGCGCAAACAAACAACTGACCGACGCAACCGACAACTACAACA